CTACGGCTGCTCTTCTCAGAGCGGCTGTCGGAGGGCATAACAGGAACGTCTGGTATTGCGCTCCTACTTATGGGGCTGCCAAAGAAATATGCTGGAATATGCTGATCCAGACAATCCCGCCTGAATACATTGCTAAGACCAACGAAACTTCTTTAACGATCAAACTGATTAACGGTTCTTACATAGCATTAAAAGGCGCAGAGAAGCCAAACAATCTTCGTGGACGAGCGTTAGATCATGTTGTGCTGGATGAGTTCGCAGATATGCGCCCAGAGACTTGGTACGAGGTGCTAAGAGCTTCGTTGAGCGATAGGAACGGCACTGCTCTATTTATCGGTACGCCTAAAGGCAGAAATCACTTCTACGATCTTTGGGCTAAAGGCAAGGATGGCGCAGCTAACTGGGAGTCTTTCCAATATACAACGCTGGAAGGCGGCAACGTGCCAGCAGAAGAGATTGAAGCTGCTAGGGCTGATCTCGATGAGAGAACATTTAATCAAGAGTATTGCGCCCAGTTTGTAACGTATGCTGGCCTGATCTACTATGGGTTTAGTCGCGAAGACTCTGTGTTGGCTATAGGGGATGATAGTGGTACACTCCACATTGGTATGGATTTTAACCTTGATCCAATGTCTGCCGTTATCTGCATTCGTAAAGGCGAGAAGCTGTATGCCGTTGACGAGATTGTCATGTATGGATCAAATACCGATGAAATGGTTGCGGAGATAAAAGATAGATACGGTAATCGTAATATCATTATCTACCCTGACCCAGCATCAAGACAGCGCAAGACAAGTGCTGGTGGTCGCACTGATTTGTCGATCTTACAAAACGCAGGTTTTAGCGTTAAGGCGAAGAACTCACACGCATTGGTCAGGGACAGAATTAATGCTGTGAATAGTCGTTTACTGTCGGGTGATGGTGAGCGGCATTTGTTTGTCAGCAGTAAATGTAAGCAGACTATTAAGTCTCTTGAGCGGCAGACATATAAAGAAGGAACTAGCGTTCCCAATAAAGACGATGGCTTTGATCACATGAATGATGCCCTTGGCTACTTGGTTGAATACTTGTTCCCAGTTCGCACTGAATACGCTACGCCACAACCCACAAGGTGGACTTGATGAGATTGAACACAGATACAACGCACCCAGAGTACGACATTTTTAAAGATCGCTGGGAGTTTTACCTGCGTTCCTATATGGGCGGCCAAGATTATATAGATGGCGAGTACCTTACTCGCTATATCAGCGAGACTAGAGAAGATTACCTTCGTAGACTTGATCTAACTCCCCTAGACAATCACTGTAAAAATCTGGTGCATATTTACAGCAGCTTCCTTTGGCGCGTACCGCCCACCAGAGTATTTAATACTGCCTTGGGCAATGTTGCACTTGAACCGTTCTTAAATGATGCAGACTTTGATGGTCGTAGCTTTAATGCGTTTATGCGTGAGTGTCAGGTATGGTCTAGCGTTTATGGTCATGTCTGGGTAATGATGGATAAGCCGAAGTCTAACGCTGGCACTAAGGCTGAAGAGTTAGCGCAAGAAATACGCCCGTACGTGACGATGTTTACGCCCGACAACGTAATGGATTGGGATTATGAGCGCACCCCCAGTGGTCGCTTTGAGCTTACATATTTTAAAGTCAAAGAATCGGTTGTTCGCATTGACGAGTCTAATATTGAGACATATTACCGCGTGTGGACTAAAGACACTGTAGAGCTTTGGAAGTCTGACAATGAAGACGAAAAGATGGTTTCTAATGAAGACAACCCACTAGGCAAAATACCTGCTGTGTTCCTTCCTGCCAACCGTTCTACCGTTAGAGGCATTGGCATTAGTGACCTGTCAGACGCTGCCTACATGCAAAGAGCAGTCTATCAGGAGCTATCTGAGATAGAGCAGTTGATTCGTATATCCAACCACCCGACACTGGTTAAGTCTTTTGGCACTGATGCTAGTGCTGGTGCTGGTGCAATCATCAATATGCCTGATGATATGGATGCCAGCTTAAAGCCTTTTCAGCTTCAGCCTAGCGGAGCTAATCTTGACGCTGTACGCGCTGCTATTGATGACAAAGTGCAGTCTATTAACCGTATGTCTCACATGGGTGCAGTTCGTGGCACTGAAGCTATGACCATGAGCGGTGTAGCTATGCAGACTGAGTTCCAGATGCTTAATGCTAAGTTATCCGAGAAGGCTGATCTGTTAGAGTTGGCAGAAGAACAGTTGTGGTTGTTGTTCTGTGACTGGCAAGAGATTACAGCAGATGTAGAGGTCTTCTACCCTGATTCCTTCGACCTCAGAGACTACGACAAAGAATTGATGTTCTTGCAGCAGTTGCGCTCCACGGGCGTTAAATCTGCTACTTTGGCAATGGAGATAGATAAGAAGATTGCAGATCTTATATTGGATGACGAAGTTCTGGCTAAGTCTCACACTGAGATTGAAGATAAAGCATCTGTACTAGGTGACTTCTCAGATAAGACCCAGATATACAGCTATCATATTGACGCTGGTGTGGTTACTCCTAACGAGATTAGAGAAAAGATTGGGCTTGATGATATAGAGGGTGGTGATACCCTTATTGAGCCTAAAGATGAAGGGTCAGAACCAGCGGGTAATGTTGGTCAGTTCTAATGCCAGCAGATACTGATTACTCTGAGATACTGGAGAAGTTAGCCGACAGCCACCAAGAGCGGCTGGCTAATGCTCTCTCAGCCTTAGAGGACAACGTAGCTAAGTTAATGGATAGCGCCCCTACCAAAGACGGCAAGCTGTTTGATTTGGAATGGGCTGTGTCTGCCCGTCCTGAGTTACAAGCTGCGCTAGAGGCTAACTATATGGCTGAAGTTGATTCTGTGATAAGGGATTATAGAAAGGTGGCCGCAGATGCGTCTAAGATGCTTTCTAGCTATGGTGACTTTACTAAACTAGACTCTACAGTTATCAGTCAGCTACAGCGGCTGTCGTTTCAGGGTTTTCAGGGTATAGCTAACGAGTACCTAGACGTATTGGCTAACGAGGTCTATCAAAGCACACTAACAGGCAGAGCCTTTAACGATACAGTTAAGAATCTACGGCAAACTATTAACGGTGTTTATATTCAATCGGATAGCGTAGAGGCGAATAGGCTTGTAGATGTGGCCGCCAACGGTACAGCAGCACAAAAAGCAGACGCTGTAAGGCAGTTGCAGACGGTGTACGCCAGAGATAGGGTTGGCAATAACCTTAGACGTTACTCTACCCAGATGGCTCAAGACAGCCTTATGCAGTTTGATGCTTCGATTAACACAGCAATAGGTAAAGAGTCAGGCGCTACTAAGTGGAAGTTTTTCGGGTCAACGGTTAGAGACTCGCGGCCATTTTGCGTTGAACACGCTGGGCAAGTATTTACAGAAGAAGAGATTACAGACACTTGGGCGGGTAGCTGGAAAGGCAAATCATCTGGTGACCCCTATATTGTACGAGGCGGCTACAATTGCCGTCACCACTGGAGACCAGTATTTGAAGAGGAATTGTAATGCCAAAAGGTACAGGAACATACGGTAGTAAAGTTGGCCGTCCGAAAAAGAAGAAGAAGGTTAAAAAGTAACCAATTATGCTACACTAACTATTCACCAATACTCTTTATGAGGCACGTTACATGAGCGATTTAATCATGGGTACAGAAGCTGAGACTGAAACAGCAGTAGTAAAAAGTCAGGATACCAAAACCTTTACGCAGGACGAGCTTGATCGCGTCGTTGCAGAGAGAGTTGCAAGAGAGCAGAGAAAGTTTGACAAGAAGATACAAGGCATTGACCTTGATGACGCTAAAGACTTGATGGCAAAGCGGGAAGCCGCAGAGTTAGAGCGACAAAAGGAACGTGGCGAGTTTGATTCTATTCTGAAAAAGACGGTAGAGAAGAAAGATTCGGAGATAGCAAGTTACAAAGGCAAGCTTCAACAGATGCTTGTTGATGGGGCCATTTTAGGTTCTGCCAGTAGTAACAACGCTGTTAATCCAAATCAAGTTTCTCAGTTACTTAAAGACCAGACTAGGCTGTCAGATGACGGCACAGTTGAGGTGCTAGACGCTAATGGTGTGCCGCGTTACAATGACAGCGGTGATCTGTTATCTGTCAATGAAATGGTAACGGAATTTTTAACGGTTAATCCGCACTTTGTACGAGCCTCTAAAGGCGGTGTAGGAAGCGAAGGTAAAACTGGAAGCATTAACGACAACGCTGGCAAGACCAAAAGTCGTGAAGAATTTGAACAACTTAACCCTGCCAAGCGTATGGCATTTGTCAAAAGCGGTGGGACAATTACATAATTTTTAGGAATATTTAAAATGGCTGAGAACACTATTACAGGTCTAGTACCTGACATCTACGAAGCATTAGACATCGTTTCACGCGAATTAACTGGAATGATTCCTTCTGTTACAATGAACGCATCTGCTAATGAAGCTGCTGTTGGGCAAAACATTCGCGTTGACGTGGAACCCGCAGGTAATGTATCTAACATCACCCCTGCAATGGTCACACCTGATCCCACAGGGCAAACTTCTTCTTTTACTGACATTGTCATCACTAAGTCTCGTGCTGCTGAGTTCGGTTTCAATGGCGAAGACCAGAAGGGTCTTAATTCTGGTGCAGGTTATCAGAATGTTCGTGCAGCTAAAATTGCACAGGCTATTCGTGCGCTGACTAACGAAGTTGAAACTGACCTTTGTGGTTTGCAATCTACTTTCTCTCGCGCTTTTGGTACTGCTGGCACTACTCCTTTCGGAACTGCTAACGATTACACCGATGCTTCCAACGTCTTAAAGATTCTCAAGGACAATGGCGCACCTTTGCAAGACAACCAGTTAGTGATTAATACTACTGCTGGCGTTAACTTGTTAGGTAAGCAAGCAAACGTGGCTGATGCAGGTAGCGATTCTATCTTGCGCCAAGGTGTATTGCTGGACATTAACGGCATGCCTATTCGCGAGTCGGCACAGGTTGTTAATCAAGCTGCTGCTTCACTTGCTGGTGCTGCTACAACTAACGCTGCTGGTTATGCTGTTGGTGCAAACGTACTAACTCTAGCTGCTGGTGGTACAGGTACAGTTGGTGCTGGTGACGTTATTACTTTTGCTGGAGATCCCAATAAGTATGTAGTAACTAGTGCAGTATTTGCAGGAGCTAACCCTGCTGCTGGCGATACTATTACTATTGGCGCTAACGGACTGCGCGTTGCAATGGCTGCTGCCGCTAAAGCAATTACTAAAGTTGCAGCTTCTGATCGAAACATGGCGTTTAACCGCTCTGCTCTCGTTCTTGCTTCACGCGCTCCAGCCCGTCCGTCAGAAGGCG